ACTTTTTCTGGTGCAGTAAGTAATATGCAAGATGCAATGACTCGTTTTGCTGCTGTGATTGGAGATAGTGTTATAGGTCCACTAACAGAAGTAGCACAAGGTGCAGAAAGATTTTTTAGAGCTATGGATGCAAAACGTACTGCGGAAGTTGCTACAAGTATTGGTGCTTTAGCTACTGCATTTGGTCTTTTAAGAGTACAAGCATTACTTGCGAATGCGGCACTTGGTGCTTATGGAAAAATATTTAAAGCAATACTTCTAACAGCAACAGTGTTAGGTATCGATAAACTTTTTCAAATGGCTGGTACATTTGATCATTTGAAAACAAGTGTAGATGATTCAACAGATTCTTTAGATGATCAAAATGCGCAGTTAGAAGCCTATTTAACATCACTAAGCACAGTAGATACTGCGGTCACTACAATGGCAGAACGTAACGCTAATTACACAAAAACTCTTGATTCGTTAACTGAAGGATATAGAAATCAAGTTGCATCACTATTAGCACAAGAAGCAGCAATGAATGGTGCAGATGCAGTTGAGGTAGAAAGAATTAAGAACTCTGGTAAAATGAAGGATGAGATGAGAATTGCTATACAGCAAATTGCAGAGATTACTGCTAGAATCCAAGCACAGAGAGAAGCTCAAGAAAAAGCAAACAAAATAGAAAGAGCAAAAGTAGAATTATTAGATGCTGAATTAAAAGCAAGAAGAGAATTTGAAGCATTAAAAGAAGACATAAGGCAAGATACATTTAAAAAAGCGCAAGAAGAATTAAATGATTTACAAAAAGAATCTGGTAAAACTTTAGAAACTAGTATGAAAAAAAATGTGGATTTATCTAACCAGTTTGCAAGTGGTATTTTAATGGCTGCACAGGCCATGGCATCTCTTAAAAATGATGCAGAAGTTACTCAGGGGCAACTGATAAGGACTATTGGGGCAATTATTAGTTTAGTACCTGGTGGGCAAATACCAGGTGCAGTGATTCAAGGTATTGGGATGTTAACTGCACATACAGGCGGATTAGTAAAGCAAAACGGAATCCAACGTTTTGCGCAAGGTGGTCAAGTTCAAGGTGAAGACGATGTACCTATTTTAGCACAGGCAGGTGAGTTTATAATGAAGAGATCCGCAGTACAAAATATTGGAGTACAGAACCTAGCCAATATGAATAGAACTGGCAACGCAGGTGGTGTCACTATCAATATCTCAGGGAATATGATTGGTAATGATGAGTTTGTTCGAGATAATTTAATTCCAGAAATACAGAAAGTTAGCAATCAAGGATTAGCATAGTATGGCATTAAGTAATGCGCCATCAGAATCTAACGTCAATGAGAATTGGCTATTTCAATTTAGTGCAGATAACGATAAGTGTTTAGAGTTTGATGGTACAGATGACTATGTATCTTTTGGTAATGTTTTAGGTTTATTAACTAGTTTTACACTAGAAGCGTGGATTAAGCCAGATGTTTACAGTGGTAGTAGTGGTACACAAATAATATTAGAACGTAGTCAAGATGGATCAACTGCTGCTAAAAATACAAATTGGCAAATCGCTTTAAGGAACAATGGTTTAAGATGTAAATATCAATATGATACTGGATCAAATGTATCTAATACTGTTACTACTAGTGCTATTACTGCTAATAATTGGCATCATGTAGCCGTATTACGAGATGATAGTAATGAAGAGATGAGATTTTATGTTGATGGCGTTAAAATTAGTACTGTCACAACTAATGTCTCTAACGATCCAACTGGTGGTACATCAGGTGTAGTTTCTATTGGTGCTAATTTTGAAGAAAATAATGAGTTTGATGGTGAAATAGCTCACGCAAGAGTTTGGAATGTAGCACGATCAGATAGTCAAATTGCGCATTATTATAATAGAACTATTGATAGCACTGAATCTTCTTTAGTTGGTTATTGGAAGTTAGATGAAGGTACTGGATCAACAGTTGCAGATAGTAGTAGTAATTCTAATAGCGGTACAATTACAGGTGCAGAATGGTCTATAGGTGGTTTTGATCAATATATTCATTCATTTGGGATTTCCACTAGTGATACAACAGTAGATAATAATTTTTATCCTGGTGCAGTATTAAATAAAAATGTGAGTGTACGTGATTCTATAAATATAACAAATGGTACATCAACAACAAGTAATGTTTCTTTAAATGTTGCTAATGTAGTTTTTGATGGTATTGATTTATATAAAAAAATATTGAATGGTACTAATAACTATTTAAATAAAGAAGTTCGCGTTTATGCGCAGTTTAATCGATCAGACTCAATTAGTAACTGTCAACGTATTTTTACAGGTAGATTAGTTGATATACAATTAGACGAGAAACAAAAATTATCATTGCAAATAAATGCCCATAGACCTTGGGATAAAATTGAATTTCCACAAGTAAAATCTTTAAATGATATATATCAACCTGTTGCATATGGAGATTACATTGAGCATGGTGATAAAAGTTTAGTTAGAGAACATACAAATGCATTATATCCTGCTCCTTTTAAAAGAAAAGGTATCACAGATGATCATTTAATCATTACAACAAAGTCTCATTCAGATATGCGACCACATTATTATGATCGTTCAGCAGATGCATTTTTACCAATAAAAGCAGATAATTATATTGCACAAACAAAAGATTTAGAGTCTGGTTATGATACTAATGTAAATATTGGTGTAGTGAGTCGAGAGTTGCAAAGAAGATTTAGATTAAATGCAACAGCTATAAGTTCTAAAGGTACAAGTACATGTAACAACGTAGAAAATTTAACATTTGATGAGTACAATGGTACAAATGGTATTGTACATAATTTTACTGGAAATAATTCTACTATTAGTCAAAAAGATGTCTTTTATAATTATGCATGTGAATTAAAAAAAATTAATGATTCTGATGTAGATATAAAAGGTGTTATTGCTACACCATCTTCACAAGTTAATGCAGATATATTTATAAAGATAAGATACTCAGGTGCAAGTGGCAATATATACAATGGTACATATCCTGCCAACACTACTAAAGCCATAACCCAGCCAAATGGTCTTGCTGGACAGGTTTCTGTTAGTGATTCTGCATATGGTGCTATAGGTATTAGTATTGCAAATAATAATTTAAATACTGTACGTTTACAAACACAAATTACATCAGTAGACTCAAATGATATTACCTTAGAAATTAAAATTACAGATTTGGTGTTATATTTTGATATTCAAGAATCTTATGATGAGAGTAAAGGTTTAACTAATAATAGTATTTCTACTAGTTCTGGATTAAAAAATCTATATATTGGTGCAGATGGACTTACTGCATCTTGGGATAATGGTGCAATTTCACATGGGCATGATATTCATCGTGATTTACTAATGAGGTTTGCAGGTTTAGGAAGTTATGATCCAATTAACTATAGCGCATTAAATACAGATCGTGCTATTGACAATTGGAAAGGTAGATATTGGACGTTAGAAACAGTTTCTTTAAAAGATGTATTAGATAAACTTGCTTATGAATTTTCTTTTTGTTATAAAATGGATTCTAGTGGATTACTAAAGTATATATATGTAGTACAAACTAGCGAGTATGATACTTTAAAAAATAATGGTAATGTTTTAAACATGACTAAAGATGATCTTAGTAATATACAAATTAGCACTAATGGATTAGATGAGTTAACTACTAAAATGATTGTAAATAATCATTTACATCCTGCGGAAACTGGTCGTTATTATAATAGTGTAACCGCAACTAATGCTGAAACACGTGCTAAATATAATTTAGGTGCAAAAGAAGGTATAAAAACTGAATTTTTAGATATTAATGTAGGAACAACACCAACTTCACCAAATTCCGATTGTAATGCAGATTTTTATTCTTATTATGATAATTTAATTGGAGAAATAAAAACAATTATTAAATGTAATGTAGTAAATCCAGCAAAAGGATGCCAGCTAGAAACTGGTGATATAGTAACATTCACAGACATGCCAGTTGAGATGTTTGGCACTGATTTTAGTTCGAGTAAATATTTTATGATTGTAGAAACAAAACGCTCACCAGGTAAGGTAAGCATAACAGCAAGAGAGGTAGGCTAGTGGCTAACCAAACTATAAAAACACCAAGATTTTATCCAGACTTAATTAGTTATCACAGAGCAAGAGGATCATCAGTTGGTATTGTAAAATCGGATATAGCAAATACACTGCCTGTAAACACAGGTAGCGCAGGTGAGTTATTTGATCTTAGACCACTCAACCAAGTGACATTTGATACTTCTGCAAATACTTCTAAGTATGTATTGACTAATTTTAGTTTTACAACTGCAAGTTATAAACAAAATTATATTGCGATTTTAAATCATAACTTAAATAGCTCAGGTGGACGTTTTAAGATATTTGCAGGTGATGAATCAAGTGATATTACAGCTTTAGATGGTGGTAATGCAGAGACTGCTGATATAAATTGGAGTAGCGTTAACGCTACAGAAATTGTAAATGCTGATACTATAGTTGCTTCTGATTCTAATAAAACAGTGACAGTCACACCTGCATCAGATGGAACAACTGTTCTTAAGTTTGATGAGCAGGATTTGCGTTTTTGGGCAATTCAGTTTGAAGGCAATACTTCATGGAATGGTACTACAGATTTTATTGTAGGCAGTATTATGATTGGTGAATACTTTGATATGCCTTTTTCACCTGACCTTAACTTAACACGATCCATTATTTATGATAAAGTAAATGTTGCGGAGTCCGCAGGTGGACAGCGTTATGCTACTGCAACCAGTTTTGGAAGAACTGCATCCAGTACCTCTAAAAGTCCATTTGCTCTTGGAACATATGGACAGAATGTGTATGGTGGTAGGCAGGCATATGATTTAACGTATAGTTATTTACAGGATTCAGACTTATTACCAAATGAGTATCCTTTATATCAGCATGGAAATGATAGTGTTATTTCTGATGTGTGGAATATGGTAGATGGTCCGAGTAGACCATTTATATTTAGTTTAGATAATACATCTACTGGTGCAAATGCAGAATCGGAACATTTATTTGCTAGGTTTGCACAAAATAGCCTAGATATGCAACAAGTAGCACCTGACGTGTACACTATAGGCACTAGAATTGAAGAAGAATTTTAGTATATAAATAATACTTGCATAGTGTTGACAATGGTTATAATATCTGTCAACACTTATGAAGCCTTTACAACAACATATGAGAGAGTGTGGTTTTAGCCAAAACCAATTAGCGCGTGAAATCGCTCTAGATAAATCTATGCTTTCACTAATGATGCGAGGCAAACGTAAGTTTCGTCACGAGCATAAAGTTCGTATTGCTCGTGTATTAGGTCTAAGGATGGATTTTATCGAATGGCCATATTAAATTTATTACACATTTGGACAGTGCTGTTTGACGTGGCGTTTCCACACCTACTCTCTCTCTCTCTTTTCGCTACTAGGTACTGTCCATGTTCTTAACAATTCATATAAAAAATAAAGAAGAAAGAATTAAGTTTGCGCAAGAGGTGCGTAAACTATTGGGTAAATCCCAAACATACATTCCTAAATCGCGAAAAGTCTGGAAGTCAGATATTGGTGTTAAGGCAACGATAGATAAAGAAACGTATAAATCTGTTATTGCTCTCATTGATCGTAAAGGATATAACTACAATACAATAAAGGAGTAAAGATGAGTGGACTATTAGAACCAACTTATAGCGTGCCAAGTGCAGGCGAAAGTAGTTTCATGAAATTTGTCAAAGGCGAAAACAGATTCCGTATATTGGATAAACCAGTTTTAGGCTATCAGTATTGGCAAGATGATAAAACGCCAGTACGGATCAAGAATGCAGGTGATGCACCAGCAGGAGAAAAGCCAAAACATTTTTGGCAAATTCCAGTTTATAGTGCTAATTCAGTCAAGGTTCTCGACATTACACAGAGTACTGTCCAGAAGCAACTTACAGAGTTAGATCGCAATAGTGAGTGGGGCAACCTCAGAGACTATGATGTGATTGTCACTAAAAATGGTGATGGAATGGATACTACTTATACAGTTACACCATGTCCTAAAGCACCATTAAACTCAGAAGCAGAGGAGTCATATACTTCATTTAAGAAGACATACGAACCTGAAAAGGTATTTGATGCGACACCTACTGCGGAAGCTGAAGACGAGTTGCCTTTTTAATGCCGTCTAAAGCATCACGTAAAGGCTACCAAGGTGAAGTCGAGGTCGTTGAGTTGCTCCGCGATCTTGGCTTCACAGCCGAACGATCATGGGGTAGTGATGGGCGTAGCTTTGGTGAGAAGAGCGATATAGATGTTAAGGCTACTAAAGGTGACCTTACAATTTTAGTGCAGGTAAAACGCAGAAAAAAGATTGCAGATTTTTTATCATTCAAGAATGCAGATGTAGTGATGGTACGCCAAGATAGGAAGCCTTGGTTATGGATTGTGAAGCATGAATGGATGAAGAACTTATTTAAAAGCGGAATCGTAGAAACCCATAACCAAGAAAATGGCGTGTCTAAAGATCGTGATAGTCGTGATTCCGCTTAACTTTAATCAGGAGAGAGAATGCCACATCCAATGAAACCAAATCCAAAAGCAGCACTAGTAGAGACGATTGTTGATGCTATCGAGAAAGTATTAAGTAAAACATTAGCAGATGCAGATTTACGTATGCATATAGCAATTAAAGTATGTGATGAAGTATTGAGGACTATAGATAATAAAACAAAAAAAAGAGAGGCAGTATGAGTTTATTTACCAATATAGAAGAAGTAGAATCGCAAGAGTTTTGCTGGAGTTCCTATCAACAGGAAGTAATTGAAAAATATAAAAAAGATTACAAATCATTAGAGAAAGCAATTGTGGTGATTGATGCAGAAGTAAAAAGTATGCAGTCTACAATAAATGCATTAAGAGAATTAGTAAACTGGGAGAGCGAATGATATACGAAGAATACGATAAGTTTAGAGACGAGATGTTTGCGGAAGCATCAAAGATTAGTGATAGCAAGTCTATTGAGTATACGATTAGCAATGAAGATAAATTTTATAATTTTAAGCATGTTGCGGAACGGCTTGGAATTACTGCAAAGCAGGCACTAATGGTATATGTCTTAAAACATGTCGATGCAATATGCAACGATGCAAAAACAGGAAAAACACACAGCGATGAAACCACATATCAAAGATGCCTAGACGTAGTTAATTATATGGTTTTATATGCTGCACTGGATAAGGAAAGCACACATGCAAATAATACTAAACCAAATGGAATTAAGGCTAGCCAAAGCACTAGCGAAAGCAAAAATGGATCAGAACCAAGCAAATGGAATGATCTCGAGCGGAATACGTAGTTTAGAAATAGATTTACGAGGTGTTAGCGGTGAATTAGCCGTCTGCAAGAAATATAATACCTATCCAGACATGGTGATAGGTCCTCATTTTAGTGGTTATGATTTAATATATAATAACTTGAGAGTTGATGTAAAAACCACAAAGTTTAAAAGTGGTTATTTACAAGCCAAATTAAAAAAGAAACATACAGATTGTGACGTATTTATATTAGTACGTGACGAAAGTCCTACATTTGTTTTAGAAGGATGGATACCATCCATAGATTTATTAACTCAAGATAATATAATTGATCTTGGCTACGGAAATAAGTTTACATTGCAAGCAGATCAGTTACGTCCAATGGAAGAGTTAGATCATTATGCATAGCATGACAAAGGGCAAGATAGGTGAACTGGCAATTATACAAGATTTACTTGCTCAAGGATATAATGTTTATATTCCTGAAGTAGACATTACAGGTGTAGATATGATTATTGAAACCTCTAGTTATGCAATTAAGCGTGTACAAATTAAAACAGTGACTAAATTACGAAGAGGAACAGCAGTAGAGGTAGATACCACTAAATACAAAGATAAAAATCGAGTAGATGTGATTGCTGTATACTATGAACCTAAAAATATAATTGCATATGTTCCATATGAAAACACGCATGGTATTAGTTTAGCACTGACAACAGGAAAGAATAATCAAACAAAGGGCAGGAAATGGTTTTATTCTTACGAAAAGTTTCCTGAGTTCAGCTAAAGAGAGAGGACAATGAAAACAAATCATATATATCAAGGTAATGTATTAGATAGGATAAAAGACATTGAAGAGAAATCAGTTCAATGTGTTGTAACTAGTCCTCCTTATTGGGGTCTAAGAGACTATGGAACTGCTGAACAGTTAGGATTAGA